AAGCCGCCTTATGACCCAACAGTTTGGGACCCATTTATTGACCCAGTAATGGGTGGTATGCGTAAAGTAATGAATACTACACTAAATTCAGTAGGTAAAGTGGGTAAGGCTTATGGTCAATACACAAAGGCTACAACTGTAGATGCACCAAAAACAATTAAAAAGGTTGTAGGTGTAGTAAAGAAGGGTATTGAATCAAAGGGAAAGAGAACACCTCGCCTTAAAGATAGACTTAGAAAAGGATAATGTAATTATGCCAGTACCAATAGCAGCAGCAATAATTGCTGGAACTATGGGCGTAGTAGGTGGACGCTTAGTTAAAAAGCAACTTGATGTTCACAATAAACAAGAAAAACTAAAAAAGGCACGTACTACTGCTGGCATAAAAGGCAGTGGCGGAAGCAACGTAAACAAAGTTTACAAGTAATTTTTAAAACTACGTTAGGACAATAATGGCTTTAACAATAGAGCAGGTAACAGCACGGGTTGATTCCCTGCGTTACCGCAATCACGAACGTGATGCGCGTAACCTAGATGTGCTTGCTGTCCGTAAAGGAAAGATTGCTCAAGTTTATCCTAACTTTTTTCCAGAAGGTGTTGACGCTAACGTAGTAGCAAACTTTATTGACATTGTTGCACGCGACCTATCTGAAGTTATGGCTCCGCTTCCAGCGGTTAACTGTTCTGCAGCCAATCAAGTATCAGATAGAGCGCGTACCTTTGCTGACAAGCGTACTCGTATTGCTTCTAATTACTTCCAACATTCAGACCTAGCAGTACAAATGTACTCGGGTGCTGACTGGTACCTAACATATGGATTCGTCCCTTTCATTATTGAATTAGACGATGAAGCAAAACTGCCACGTATCCGCATAGAAAATCCTATTGGGGCTTACCCAGAGTTTGACCGCTATGGACGTTGTGTGGCATTTGCTAAGAGATACTCTATGACACTTGGTGAACTAGTATCTCAGTTCCCAGAGTATGATAGAGAACTTCTTGGAGAAGATGGATACAAACAAGACCTTAATGCAGTAATTGAGATGGTTCGTTATTACGATAAAGACCAATCTATAATTTATGTACCACGTAGAAGCAACCTAGTTCTTTCTCAGGCTGCTAACCCACTTGGCAAAATGATGGTTGTTGTTGCACGTAAGCCATCTATTGATGGTGAACTACGTGGGCAGTTTGACGATGTATTGGGTATTCAATTACTGCGCAACCGATTCGCATTACTTGCAATGGAAGCAGCAGAGAAGTCAGTACAAGCACCAATTGTTCTGCCACAAGATGTGCAAGAACTTATGCTTGGTGGGGACGCTGTTATCCGTACAGCCAATCCAGCAGGTGTTCGCCGTGTAGAACTTACTTTGCCACAAGGTGCATTTACAGAACAACAGGTTCTTAATCAAGAACTACGTGTTGGTACACGATACCCTGAATCTCGTACTGGAAACATAGATGCTTCTATTGTTACTGGTCAAGGAGTACAGGCTCTTATGGGAGCCTTTGATACACAGGTTAAATCTGCACAAGCAATTTTTGCTGCAACACTTAGGGACATTATTAGTCTTTGCTTTAATGTAGATGAATTAATCTATCCAGAAGAAAAGACAATTCGTGGAGTAGATTCGGGTTCACCTTATGAAATTACATACAAACCAACTAAAGACATCAAGAATGATTATTCTGCTGATGTCCGTTACGGCATGCTTGCTGGTCTTAATCCAGCACAAGGTCTTATTTTTATGCTTCAAGCACTTGGAGGAAAACTCATCAGCCGAGATATGGCTATGAGAGAACTACCATTTACGGTTAACGTTACACAAGAATTAGAAAAGATTGAAATTGAAGAAATGCGCTCTGCGCTACTTGGTTCACTTACGGCATATACACAAGCAATTCCACAGATGGCTACTCAAGGTCAGGATGCTTCAGATGTAGTTCGTAAGATTGCTGCGGTAATAAAGGCTCGTCAAAAGGGACAAGCATTAGAGGACGCGATAGAAGCAACCTTTGCTCCGCAGCAAGAGGTTCCTCCTGTTGGTGAACCGACTAATGCGGTTGAGCAAATGTCCCCTGCTCCCGATGGTGCACCAGCAGGAGGCTCTCCAACACCGCCACAAATACAGGCTAGACCAGATTTACAAACAATGTTAAGTAGTTTAACTAGCGGTGGACAAGCAAGAGCAGCAGTAAGTACTACTAGGGAACGAGCAATTTAAGGAGTAATCATGGCAACACCTCGTAAGAGAACCACAAAGGTTAAAACAGTTGCTGATGAGAGTTACTCAAAGTTAGACCAATATGCAATTGAACTGCATGAGTTTTTTAAATCATTGCGTAGAGCAGGATTTACGGTTGATAATGCATTATGGATTTTATCTGCAAAAGAAATGCATCCTGAGTGGATGCAAACAGCACCAACATTAGAAGACATTAGAAAATACATGGATGAGGAGGACGAGTAATGGCACGTGGAGGTTATCGTCAGCCCAATAATCCAGCACCTGTATCAGGTCCTGGTGCGCTTTCAGCGCGTACAGATGGTGGTGCTACTGAAGGTATGACACAACCACAACAGCAGTACACAGGTTTTGGTTATGGTGAGAATGGTGCTACTAATACTATGCAAGGTGAAGCAGCAATGGCTGGTAATCCATTTTCTATGGCAGGTATTGTCCCATTAAATGCGCCAACAGAACGTCCAGACGAACCTATTACATCTGGAATTAATCAGGGTGAAGGTCCTGGAACTGAAGCAATGCGTGGTCTACCAAATCAAGCACCAACATTAATTGACACAATAAAACATCTTGCACAGTTTGACCCATCAGGTGATGCAGAATTAATCTATAGACAACTACTTGATAAAGGGTACTAATGGTTCAGTACATTAAATCTGTTGTTGCTGAAGTTTCACCAAACCTTTATGTTGCTGCTAAATCTGCAGGTTTAACTGGTGTAGAGTTAACTCAAGTAGAACAAATGAGTTACACAATTAAAAAGCATCGTGAACTTGCTAAACTTGATACTGAAATTGCACGCAAACAATTTGATGGTTTAGATACTGGTGTACAAGACCAATTAAAGTTTATGTTTAAAGATGCTGATTACATGCAAGCAGCACCAGATGTGAGTGACCGTCTTTTGGGCGTTGTTAAAAATGTTGGTAAAGTACTTGCTTCGCCTCTTATTGGTTTGTTTAAATTAGGTGGACAGTATAATCGTTTAATTAACGAACCCTATAAGGTTGCACGTCAGGTTGCACAAGGTGCAGATTTGTTTTCTATGAAAACATGGACAGATGCATGGGATGGCAAAAATCAATATGACCTTGGTGCGCTAAAAGAAGCAACAGATTACTTTGGTAAGTATGATGTTGAAGTTGCCAAGGGTTTACTTTATGGTAAGACCCCTGGTGAAATTGTACAAGATTTTGGTAAACTAGATGCAGAACTACTTAACTCAATTAAAAAAGCATATGATGACCCTGATGCATTTAAATTAGTTTTAGACGGAGTTAAATATGCACAGGTTTCTCCAGGTCGAGACATTGCTCGCATGCTTGACCGTAGACCACCTTCAAGCGGTGTTAGTAGTAAAACTAAAAATGTTTCTGGCTACATTGACTTTATGTATCAGATTGCAGTAGACCCACTTACTTGGATGACAGGTGGACTTAGTAAAGGTGTTACCAAGGGTGAGCGTATTACTAACTCATTACTTAAGATGATTGATAATGGCGTTCCAGTTGAACGCGCCGTTGACACTATATTTAAAGAACCATTAGTGTTTAGATTGTGGGAAGATGGTATTGGTCCTGCACTTAAAAAGGTTGCAGATTCTAAAGGTGATGCTGGAGCACGTTCATTAGCACTTGACAATATTGCTAAAAACTTTCCAGGGTATAATGACCCTAATGCAATTAAACTATTAAGTGAGTCTAAAGTATTTAATGCAATGAGTGCTCAAAGATTTTTTGAAGATGCAGGTAATTTAAACTTACTTATTGCTGGTCGTGTTGATGGAATAACCTACATGCGCAATGGTGTTGCTGTTGCACGTCAGCATCGTTTAATGTCTGATGCTATGGTTCGTAGACTTGATAGTAGATTTAATAACATGTCTCGTACTGCAGCAGAACGTAATGCTGACTTGCAACCAATCACTGCTGCTCTTCTTAATACTGAAGATTCCTTGCAACGTCTAGTTACTAAAGACTCTGATATGTCTGCTTTGTTAAAGGCTAATGAGGAAATTAAAGGATGGAAAAAAATTGGGCAGATGGCTGCTCGTTCTCCACAAGGATTAGAAGTACGTATTGGTGTTAATGCTATTGATACATCTGCTAACTTTACAGCACGTGCTCGTCAGTTGTTACCAAAAGAAATGGCTCAAGCATTAACAGTTCGATTTCTTGATTCAACTGCAGATGAGCAAATTGTTATTTTACGTAACCTAGATGCTGCAACTATGTACTCAATGGGTCTTGGCGGTAGTGTTAAGGGTGAAGAATTAATTATTAAGACCCTTCAGGATAAGTATGGTGACAAAGCAGGCTTTGCAACTAAAAGAGACCTTGCTATTAATCCAGAACATGCTAAGTTTGCACCAGCAAACTCTGTGCGCGAGTCTGAAACTGGCTTTTTTGTTAACACAGAAGGTCCAATTCAACCATATCAAAGTACATGGGCTGTTGGTTCACTACCTTATGAGATTATTGGTTCAACTATTTGGGAAATTAAATCTAAGAAAAACATTATTAACGCACTTGGTGGCGCAACACAAGGTAATTTCTCAAAAAAGTTAGTTGATACTTGGTCTATCTTAACTTTGTTTCCACGTTTAGGTATACGTTCTGCAGTTGATGAAGCAACAATGTATTTATTGTCTGCACCAACTAAAGATATACGTCACTTTGCATCATTACAAGGTTTACGTTTAGGAAATATGTCTCGTGCTGCTACAGGTTCTAAATCTGCTAGTGGTCCAGTACGCAGAAGCATACAAGCGGCATTAAAGTTAGTGCCTAAATCTAATGCTGCTATACGAACTGGTAAGCAACCACGTTATTCACACGAAGAAGCCCTATCAATAATGGACCGTGAAAACATTATAAATGCTAAGGCTATTGAACTTGATGTAGCCCCAGCAATGATGTCTAGTCTCCAAAAACGTCAGGCTATTGCAGAACATATTTCTAATATGTATGGTCGTTATGTTGATAAAGAATCCGTTGGCTATCTTATGCAATCATTTGTTCATTCACCTGACGCATTAAACTCTATGGCTGCATCAATTGTTGCTGCTAGTGGTATTTCTGGTCGCTATGGCGATGAAGTAACCGCTTCTGTCATTACACCATCTATGCTTGATATGGCTTTTGCAGCACTTGGTATTAAAATGGGTAAGGGTACACGTACTATTGATACTGGTATGTTGTCAGAACAAGAAGTTGCATTAGCACACTTTGAAAAATGGTTTAAAATGTTGGCTGGTAACAAGGCTAAATTAAGCGATGAAGTTACACTTAATCCAGCAGACATATTCTTTAGATACAATGCATTAAAGCCAGGTGAGATTGACCCTCGTACTGGTAAGGAAATGATGGAACTAGCACTTGATGCTGGTATGACTAAAATTGGTTTTAAGTTTGATGAGTTAACTAAAACTTGGATTGTTAAAGATGCTGCAGACCAAAAAACTGTTAATGCGTTTTTAGAACTTTCTATGTATACAGTGCAAGCCAGAGCAAAAGGCTTAAGCGATGAGCAGATTGTGCGTGGACAGTTATTCCGTATGTTTACTGATATGTTTGAAACATTTCATGGAGATGTAAACAAGTTTAATGAAGGTTTGCTTAAGGTAGTTAAAAGTAGTTATCGTGAATTAGAAAGAATGGCTGCTAACAGTGGTCGTATACCTTCATGGAATGAAGCAGTTGCTCGTATTCCATTAGATGAGTTTCATGATGCAAGTAAGGGGTTTCGTATTAGTGGACCAATTAATACTGAACTAGCATTTGGTGATTTTAATATTGAAACTGTATTTAAGCGTGCAGGTAATACCATGATGGACTGGATGGACCAACAAGTAACAGGTGTATTCCGTCAGCCAGCAATTATGGTTACATACACAGGTCTTCGTAAGAAGTATGCAGGTATTGAGAGCGAGTTTGTACGTCAACAAGTAGCACGTGAGATGGGTCCTTTCCCTGGTGCTACTCAAAAGCAAATTGATGCTGTTACTGAAAAGTATAAAGGTGTAGCAGAAAAACGATTTACTGAATTAGCAGTGCGTGAAGCAGCAGATACTATTCTTAAGTTTGCTGATAACCCTAAGATTCGTTCTAACTTTGCTTTTAGCATACGTACTGTAGGTCGTTACTATCGTGCAACAGAAGACTTCTATCGCCGTATATATCGTTTGAAAGATGTTGCACCACGTACGTTATATCGCTTGCGTTTGTCTAATGTAGGCATTGAAGCAAGCGGCGCTATTCATAATGATTCTAATGGTGAACCGTATGTAGTAATGCCTATGGATAATGTAATCTTTAAAGCAACTAATGGAACAATTGGTATGCTAACTGGACAGGGATTGCAAGGATATAAACAGCCTTTGTTTAATGAGTTTACATTTAAACTTCGCATGGTTAACCCATCATTCTCGCAAGATGCTGGTCTTCCTACATTATCTGGTCCTATTGCAGGTCTTAGCGTTATTGCGCTTAAAAATATATTAGGTGTAGTACCAGGTAAGATTCCATTTATTGGTGATACATTACAGCCATACTCACAGCAACTAGGTGAGAGTATTGATACATTTGCACTAGGTAACATTGGCGATAACGTAGATATTTTTCGCGCTATAGTTCCTTCTTCTTTGCAACGTGTATGGGGAATGCTTCCATTTGATGAGAAGTCTCGTCAAGAGACAACTGCTGCTATGCAGGCAATTGCTTATGATGCAGCACATGGTAGAGGTATTGACCCTAATGCTAGTGATGAGGATAAGGCTAAGTATCTAAATAACATTCGTATCTCAGCACACAATGTGTTGTTTATGCGTCATTTCTTGGGGCTGTTATCACCTGTTGCTCCTACTACTATGGAGTCTGTAGGTGTTCCTGATTACATCAAGGATACTGGTATCTCTAGTCTACGTTCAGAGTTCTTTGACATCCTTAATGGTGTTATTGCATCTAGCGATGGAGACGTTACAGACCCATACGAAGAAGCATTGGCTACCTATATTGGTACTAACCCAGGTAAACTTATCTATACAGTATCTCGTGAAGATAAGCAGACTAGTGTTCTTATTAAGAACACAGATAAGTTAAAGAACTGGGGCATTAAGAATGCCAAGTTGATAGAGCAATACGGTGAAGTAGCATACATATTTGCACCACAAATTGGTGACTTCAATGCTGCTACATACAATTGGATTCAATCAGCAGGTCTTGTTGAGAGCAAAAGTCTTGAAGATTACTATAGAGATTTGCAGGTAGCAGAAGACAAACAAAAGTATTACAACATTGCACGTCAGGAAAAAGAAATCCTAAGTAATATGTCAGACCCAGAACTGCGTGCAAACGTTATCCAAGCAGCAACTGAACAACGTGCTGCGCTTAAGGCTAATAACCCATTACTTAACTCAGAACTTATTGGCAGTGGTAATACCATTGGTAATGAAACAGTATTAATGAATAGCCTAGAACAAATGATTATTAACCCTAATGTTAATATCAATCCAGCAACACGTCAACGTATGGCATTAGCCATTAAGATGATGCGTGATTTTATTGCACTTGCTACTGACCCAGAATTAAAAAATGTAATTAATAGAACACA